CCATTCAATGTAGCTAACATATTGTCGATGTCAAAAGACAATCCACGGTTAACAAACACTACGTTTTCTTCGATAGCACCTTGTTTGTCCAAACGAGAAACAATAGTATCCCAATCAGTCAAAGAAGTTGGTGTACCACCACCCCAAACGTTACCTCTTTTGTTAACTACGTAGAAGATACCTTCAGAACCACCTTGACCTGCAGCATTTCCAAGAACTGCTTGAGCACCTGAACCTGTTTCAGCAGGAACTGCTTCAATCATAGCTGTTTCTAAATAATCTTCAAAACGCAAACGAGTTTCGTGCTCTGATTTCAAATACCACAAGTAACCTGTAGCACCATTTTCAGTAGTAACTTCAACCCATCCGATTTGAGCCATATCAGACCCATTAACAGAATATTTATCTTTAATGATAATAGGTTTGTTAGAGTAGATTTCATCTTCTGCTTCCAAAGAACCAACCATTCCGGTAGTTCCTTTTTTAAACTCAGAACCATAAATGAATACAGTACAAGCAGTAGATACAGCAAATGCTTGTCCTGTTGCCTCGTAGTAAGCTACTGTGAAAGTAACTGCTGAAGGAACCGCAGTAACGATTGCTTTGTTGTAAACACCTGTAGTGTTGTTTTGAATCATAAGAGTTTGTCCAACTCTAATTGCAATGTAAGTAACACCTGCATCAGCTACAGTAAAAGTTGCTGTGTTAGAATTGATTGCTGCTCCTGATGTACAGCTTGTGTACTTAATGTGAAGACGACCTTGTTCTGCCCATTTGATTTGGTCAGAGTTAGAAGGCATCTCAGCACCTACCATTCTCAAGAATGATGCGATGGTTCTATTACCATAACGCTCGAACTCTTTTTCATAAGTATCAGGAAGATACTGATTCAAAAAGTTAAAGTTGGTAATATAGTTAGTCTGTAACGCTACTTGCTCCGCTGACGGTTGTAATGCATAAGTAGGCGTTGGGTTTAATTGACCTGCCATTTTTCTTTAATTTAAAATTTATAATTTTTTTATACTACGGATTTTTAGACTTCTACCTGAATCAGGGTTTACCGCTTTTACCTGTATTCCATCCGTTGATTTAGTAACTTGAGGAACTCTGTTTTCAGACATTTGAATATTTTTAATGCCTTTCATTGTTCCTTCAGTTGCATCAGATTGCCCTTGTTCATAAAAGAACTTTGCAAACCTCTCCGGATTCATAGCAATAGCTAATGACCTATGATAACCCGCTGCATCTTTAATTAATCCTTGCTCATCTAAGTACTTGTTTATAAAGTTCGCAGGTGTAGCTTGAGATTTTTTAAGTTCAGAGGCATCTCCGGGATTGAAAGTGATTTTTTTGTCATTAACATTGAACTCAAAACCTTTGAATTCTCCATTAAATACTTCATCAGATTTTTGGTTAAACCAATTTCTTTTTCTTTCATTCTCCTCTTCAAGTGTCTTCGCTTGCTTAGTATATTGCTTATAGCTTTCATAGACTTCTTTTTCCTCATCAGAAACTAGTGGAGCACTTGACTCAAGCGGCACTTTATATTGTTCTTTTTGATTATTAAAAAATCGTTTAGCCTCAGCAACCGCCTTTTTTTTTGTTATCTTAACTCTTTTAATATGAGAATCATCATCGATATCTTCGTCATATCGATAATCCTCCATCAAAGAATCAATATCATCAGCATCAAGTCCTTCTTGAGTTACTGATAAATAATTTTGAAGTAAACTATCCGAATCCATTGAGTCATAATCTTTCTTAAGATTTATAAAATCCTCAAATCCTCTTCCTGTTTCCTTTTTATATTTCATATAAGCAGCAACATCTTCGGGTAAAGCCTCAGCTTCCTGTCTTTGTGCCGTTAATTCATCTAATGAATTTATCTGCTTATTATATCTTTTTCCAATATATGAAAGAACTTGCTCTTCATTTAATTCAACATCTTGCTTTTGCTCTTGCTCTTGCTCTTGTTGTTGTTGTTGCTCTTGCTCTTGCTCTTGTTGTTGTTCTTGTTGCTGCTGTTGTTGTTGCTCGTGTTGTTCTAGTAACTCTTGCTCAACCTGCGCAGTTCCTTTTTCTTCTACGCCATCTAATAATCTAACTTTGTATTCCATTTGATTTGATTTTAATTTGATTTAATTTTTTACAAATTTATATAAAATTTTTGACATTATTAACGCGGCTCAAATTCACTTAAATCAAACCCATCTAAACTGTCCTCATTTGATTCAAAATTCAATGGAGGTAAGTTATTTTTACGTTGGTCTATAAGTTTTGATTGCTCTGTATTTTGTTGGCTAATTCTTTTACCCTTAGCTACTTCGCGGTCTTGCTCTCTTTTATCTAAATTGCCAATTTCCATTTCATGAAGTTTTTGATTGTACATAAATTCTTCAGCCATTAAATGAGATTTTAACTCAGCTTGAACCTGCATAGACCTAATATCATACTCAACTTCCATTTGTTTTAACTGAATTTTACTCTGCAATTCGCTTTCAATCTTCTGCATTGCAATCTGACCTGCCATTTGTTGAGATTGCATTTGTTGGTCACCAATAGCTTTTTGTTGCTGCATTTTCATTTGCTCTTCACGTTCTTGTTTNTTAACTCGCTTCATTTTAAGCAATTGGTTTGCAAGTTTAAGATTTCTAATCTCACGAATATCAATAGCATCTTCAAGATTAATATCTCCTTTAGATAATGCCATTTGAATATTAGCTTCAAGCTGTGCTTTTTGTTCTTCGTCAGGAGCAACTTCAATAAATATACCAAAGTCATAAATGTAAAGGTCAGCTATATCTCCTAATATAGATACATTGTATCTTCCTATTTGATTTATAAACTCATCTTTAAAATCAGCATATTGTAAAATATCTCCAATTCTATAAGTTAAAGCCTCTGCCATTGAACGATAGATAAACAATGCACCATCAAGAATATGACGAGTAGCTGTATTTGAGTTCAAAGCTGCTAGTTTTTGTAAACCAACTAAAGAATTAGGGTCAGGAGTAGAACCATCTCTTGCCTCATTTAGTCCTGTTACAGTTCTAATCATATCCATATAATGGTTATAATTAGTAATAAGCATTTGAGTCTTTCCTGTTCCTGCATTAGAACTTAATTGAGTAATAGGTATTTTTGCATTATTAAAATCTCCATCTCCTGTAAAGCTTCTACCAATAACAGAACCTGTTTGGAAATATAACCTTAATGCATCTTCAGGATTGTACGCTGCTCCACTACCTAAATCAACTTCGTTAAGTCCATCTGCATCAATAAATACACCATCAGGAACTACTCTATTTATTACTTGTTGTAACTTTAAATGCGTAATTTGGATAAGGTCAGCAAAAGGTATCATTCTACGAACTAATGATTCAATAGCTCCTTTGTACATTCTAGGTGCTGATGCTATATAGTTAGGTAGCGCGTGTTGCGATGCAGATTTAGGTCTAACCATATTTTCAGACAATTTCCATTGCAATAAAATATTGGTACCCATTACCATAATACCTTCATACCAAACATCAATAGTCTTTTCTATTTTTTCAAAGTTACCTTCTTCCATCATTTCTGTTGGAGGATTAAAAGTGTCATCTTTTTCAATAACTCTTGAGCCACCATTTTCAAGAATTTTTTTCTTGTAAACAATTTTCTTCGTGGTCTTATAATTAAAGTACATCAAGGTACAAGTGTCTCTTGAAAATACACTATTCTCATAGAATTGAGCTACATTAAAATAATCATACCAACCTTGGCTATATTGAGTAATTTCTTGTAAATCTTCTTTAGTTAATTTTTGGTCAATTTTCATTAACTCTGTAATAGCTAAAGTTTTTATTTCTCCCCAATAGAAACAATCTCTAAAATAAGGGTCTTCAGTATAACTATATACTACATTTGCAGGGTCAACATAAGAAATTTTAACACCTGTTCCTTGAAGAAATTCATGTTTAGCTATAGATATACCAAGTGTTGTAGCATCATAATCAAGTCTTTTACGAATATCATCATAATGATTCTCATCAAATATTGTATTTATTGCCTCCTCTTCTGCTATTTCTATTGCAGGTTTGTAGTTAAGTTGCATATATAATGAAAGCTCTTCATCAGTCTCAGGAAGTTTATCAGGGTCCATAGTAAATGCATTAACACCTGTCTTTTCTTTTATAACCTGTAATACAGGTTTTGCAATCATTTGACCTTCAATTGCATCTTGATACTTGCTTCTTTTAGATTGAGACATTGCATCTTGAGAATACGCTTTAACCTTGAATAACCTATCAGCCATTCCGTTAACTACTATATCTACGAACTTAGGAATAATTGGCACGGGTGTCCAATCTAAATTTAGATACGACAAATCGCCATCAATAGCCAATTCGTTTTTATATTTAGCAACTGATTGCTCCCCTCTTGCATAAAGCCTGAGTCTATGAAATTCTTTCCATTGACCATAATATCTGCAATTATTTCCATCTTTTCTAAACCACTCATACTGAATAGCTTGACCAACTTGTAACCCAAATTGTTGAGATGCTTTCTCCGAATCAGTAGCTAACTGACTTGGAAAGGCTGACGATGTAATATCTATTGTTACGTTTTTCATTTAATTAATTGACTTGTTGAACCATCATTTGAATACCTTGCGAAGTTAATACTTATTTTTGAATCTTTTTTCTCCGGCATATATAAATGCTTCTGATTAGCCATAATAGCTAATCCCGAACTAATAGAAGCATCAAATTTAGTTCTATCGTTAATATCGAACTTTGCCCAATCCTCTAGGGTTTTCGTGAATGGCATAGTACCCATATCATCATTATCCCTATAATTAGAACTAAAATCTATACCTATGTATTTTTCTATATAAGATTCAATTGCAGACGCGTGAGACTGCTTAACATCTTCAGACGAGTTAGGAATACCTCCAAGTTCGCGTTCTGTTTTTGTTAATTTATTATATTGTTTATCAGGTCTATTTAAAGAATAAGCTCTATAACCTCTATTTTTAAAATGATATAATAACCTTGGCTTATTGTTCTCAATTAATATTGGCATACCATAAAACACACAAGCCATTAATACTTCTTCAAAAAATATCTCAGCTGTTTGTGGTCTTGCTATGTATTCTAAGAAAAATTCATTAGAAGGTGCTTCATCCATATTAAATTTAGTAAGTCCGTGTAAAGAACCATTAGACCCTCTTCCTCCAACTACCGCAGATATATCATAGGAGTCACAGCCAAATGACCCTATATGTTCATTGCCGGGGTGTCTCATTCCATTTTTTAAATAATGGTTATTCTGTAAATGCTTTGCAGGTGTCCAACTAACTAAGAACCTTCCTCTTGAGTCAGGCGTAAATATAACCTGAGTATCTTTCATACCATCTTTCCAATGAAAGGACCCGCGTGTTGTAAAATGTTCTTTTATCAAACTATCATTGTAGTCAATTT